TGACAAATGCCCATCTTTGAAACACCGCTATGATGCAATTAAGAACGCAGGGTACCATAGGTCCCGGCCTACAAAGCATACTTTTCAGAGATGGATTGACAAATTCATTGGCATTCAGAAACATTCGTGTGAGTGGGATCACGCGAAGCTCTGGAAGTGTTTTGACGTTGTCACTTCTCAACTGAAACCATGCATGACAACCCCGATCAGCCTTGTGCGTGCAATCTCCAGCCTTACGGATTACACCAAATCAGCAGGTGTAAACTTGGCTGGTGAGAAAGTCTATGCCAACAAAGATGCCGTTCCTGTTTCAGTCATTAAGCAGTGTGAGGATAATTTAGCCAGTTTAAGGACAGACCTCATACCACCATTCAGTCTTGGATTTCGAAGTCACCTTGTTAAACGTGGAGAGGAGGAGAAAGCTAGGGTTATCCTCGTTGCTCCCGCCGAGTTTGTCTTTGTCGAGAAAAGGTTCAGTGAGCCTCTGTTTGCTGCCATATCTTCATTGAGGTTTCCACGCCCTTTAGGTTGTGGATTCCAATGGTTTGGTCCGAACGCTGCTCAGATGGCCGCTCGCTTTGGCAAGGCTTCAACATGTGCTGATTTCAAATCCTTTGATATGTCCCCACCATCTTGGCTGATATGGGAATGCTTTAACAGGCTCGGCAGTTTGTTCGCTATGTCACCTAGAGACAGAGCGATATGGCAGGGCATTACTAGGGTACACTGTGATCATACCCTTTTGCACCAAGGTAGAAAATTCAGAATGACCGGGGGAGTTAAGACCGGGACTGCATTTACCCACATCTTAGGTAGCTTTTTATGTGCTGTTATGATTCGCTACCTTCTAGAACCAGATGTGGATGCTGTGTCATACGGCGATGATGTGGTTGTGAAAGGTACTCACAATCTGAAAAGACTGCGTAGGGCGGCTAGTAAGACCTCAACCTTCATGATTCACCCTCGGAAATCGAGGCATGGACTTGATTGGCTAGGCAACCGCTGGAGTCCGCAGCATCATCGTTGGGAGTTGATCGACCCTTTACGTAGACTTGGCCAGCTATTTTACCCGGAGCGGAGCGGAGATGTGGACTTTGTCAAGTTGCTTCAGGCACATTATATAGCATGTGCTCGAGACCCAATTGGCCATGACCTTGAGCAGGCTTTGCTTGACTTAAAGGCTAGGCAGATCCGGGGTGAGCTGTGCGACCTGAAGTACTATCTCACAGGTCCTGTGCCGGACACTATAGACATATTCGAGTTGGCCAAGCGCCTCAAG